ATTAGAAACATGTCAGATGCTTGCTATTGTCGCATCAGAAAAATGGGGTCATGGTTTTGGTATTCTACCTAAAGTAGATGGAGAACCATACAAAACAGAAAAGGGTGCATTTCGTAATCATCCTTGCACAATTTGGGCACAGACTAACTTCCGTTGGTTAATAGAACATGGACTTGCATTGTGTGAAGAATATACACACAGATATAAAAAAACACATAGTTGTCAGTATACTATTGAATGTGCTGACATTATTTTTCCAGATTGTCCACCACCAAAATCATTCGCATTCGCAGGTCCAGATGAGTTTAAACATGACACAAGCATTGACACTTTTACTGCTTACAAACGTTATATATCGAGTAAACCTTGGGTTGCATCTAATTATCTTCGTGACGAATCCAGAAAACCGAATTGGGTATGAGTAATTACTTTGAACAAAGTTGTAACCAACCATATGATCGCCACCATTATAGGATAGTTTGTCAAAACAAATCTTTTGTGGTAGAATCATGGGAGGAGGTACAAGAGTATTGGTGGAACAACTGCCACTCACCAACATTTAATGCAGTTGTTCATGTTCTTGATAAACCAAAGAAAAAAACAAAAGGTTTTAAATAATGAATAAAGAATTGATGAAAGCAATCCCACAATGGGAAAGTGAATATCTACGCATGAATAAAAATCTCACTGACAGAGAAAAAGAAATTCTTAGGGGTGATGCTGTCAAGACACATGAAGGTATGGTTCTTGGTAGAATGTATGCGGATTGGAAAACACAAAAAGGTTTTGATGATGAGTGATTTTATATGGGTTGAAAAATACAGACCCAAAACAATTGATGAGTGTATTCTTCCAAAGAGTATCAAGAAAACTTTTCAAGATTTTGTTGATAGAGGGGAGATACCAAATATGTTATTGTCAGGTCCACCAGGTATTGGTAAGACCACAGTAGCAAAAGCATTGTGTAATCAATTAGGAGCAGATTACTATGTCATTAATGGATCGGATGAAGGACGTTTTCTCGACACTGTTCGGACGAACGCAAAGAACTTCGCATCTACCGTCTCTCTTACAAGCGAGTCGAAGCATAAAGTCATCATCATTGATGAAGCAGACAATACCACTTCCGACGTACAGCTCCTTCTCAGAGCGTCTATTGAGGAGTTCTCCAAAAACTGCAGGTTTATCTTTACGTGTAACTACAAAAACAAAATTATCGACCCTTTACATAGTAGGTGTTCTGTTGTCGATTTCTCGATTAATAAAAAAGACAAACCAACAATAGCAACTCAATTCTTTTCAAGATTAACTTATATTCTTGAACAAGAAAAGATTGAGGCAGATAAAAAGGTTGTAGCACAATTAATCAATAGTCATTTTCCTGATTGGAGAAGAGTGTTAAATGAGTGTCAAAGATATTCAGTAAGTGGAAAAATTGATAGTGGAATATTAGCAGCATTTTCAGATGTATCTGTAAATGATTTAATGAAGAATCTTAAGACAAAGAATTTTGCAGAGGTTCGTAAATGGTGTGTAGATAATCTTGATAATGATTCTGGAGTATTACTGAGAAGGATATATGATTCAATGTATGAAGTTCTTGTTCCAACTACAATACCTGCTGCTGTATTGATTATTGCAAAGTACCAATATCAGATAGCATTTGTTGCAGACCAAGAAATAAATTTACTTGCATGTCTTACGGAAATCATGGTTGAGTGTGAATTCAAGTAGTTAGTATTCATAATGCAAAACTCTTGTCAGTTTTCAAGACATAATACTCGTTGACTTTACACTCAATCTTTGTTATAATGAATTCATTATGAATAAACCATTGTCTAAAATTAAACATCAAATCAAATCTGGAAAATATTATATTTTCTGGGGTATTTGTACTATCGCTGTAATGGCAGGTCAAATCTATGTTGGTAGTGGATATAATTCCATGTCTGAATCAGTAAAAGACTTAACAGAGATGATACAGATAAAAATTGAACTTGAAGAACTAGAGAAGAGAACTAATCCATATGGACTTATGCCATTATGATATCACCTCTTAATCTTGATCCTAATATTACATTTCCAATCTCAATAGCAGTAATAACTGTATTGTTAGCAGGTTATGGTGTATATAAAGGATTCTTTGCAAATAAAAATTTATTAGACCCTTGGGATGATCACGACGACTAGTTCACTTAAATCTTATAAAACACCACTTCGCTATCCTGGTGGCAAGTCTCGTGCTTGCAAAAAGATGGAACCATATATTCCAGATTTAAGAGATTATGAAGTATACTATGAACCATTCTTAGGTGGTGGTAGTGTAGCATTACACGTTACAAAAAAATATCCCAATCTAAAGATTGTTGTTAATGATTTGTATGAACCATTATATAATTTTTGGTTACAACTACAACTCAATGGAGATTATTTGCATGAAGAATTACAAGGGTTAAAATCAACACATCCTGATCGTGTTTCTGCAAGAGGTTTATTTTTAGATGCCAAAGAAAGATTATATGACTCAGATGTATCAGATAAAGACCGTGCAGTTTGTTTTTACATTATAAACAAATGTTCTTTTAGTGGTCTTACAGAATCATCATCATTTTCAGAACAGGCAAGTGATTCTAATTTCTCAATGAGAGGAATTGATAAATTACCAACCTATACTGAAATAATTAAAAACTGGCATATTACAAATGTTGATTATTATCATTTGTTAGGAGATAAAGAAAAAACATTTATATATCTTGACCCACCTTACGATATTAAGGATAATTTGTATGGTAAGAAGGGTTCAATGCACAAAAAGTTTGATCATGATAAGTTTGCAAAGGATTGTGAAATATATAATTCTGAAATGCTTATAAGTTACAATTCAGACCAGTTAGTTAAAGATAGATTTAAAAATTGGAATGTTGCTGAATTTGATTTGACATATACCATGCGTTCTGTAGGAGAGTATATGAGAAATCAGAAAACAAGAAAAGAATTACTTCTTTTCAATTACAACATAGAGGGTGTATTTTAATGGAAGAACGACCATCAGATATGTATCAGGATATGATGAAACTTAACATGTTGTATGAAGAGATGTGTTGGGATAATGAGGATATTTTAGAGTTTTATCCTGACTATAAAAATAATACTATTATCATCCGAAATAAAACTATGGAAGATGATATGATTAGCGGATAATATGTCAGAATTTATTCAACGTCACATTGGACCAACAGAATCAGAACAACGCAAAATGCTTGCTGATCTTGGTCTTTCAACTATTGATGAACTGGTAAGGCAAATAGTTCCAGATTCTATCCTACTTCGTGGTGATAGTAATTTGCCAGATGGTTGTAGTGAGCAACAGGCACTTGAAGAGTTAAAGGAAATTGCAGAACATAATATTGTTAAAAGAAGTTTAATTGGTCAGGGATATTATGGAACAATTACACCACCAGTTATTCAAAGGAATGTATTTGAAAATCCTGCTTGGTATACTTCTTACACACCATATCAGGCAGAAATATCACAGGGTAGATTAGAAGCATTATTTAATTACCAAACTCTTGTTACAGAACTTACTGGATTACCAGTTGCAAATGCATCATTATTAGATGAAGGAACTGCAGCAGCAGAGGCAATGATACTTGCATATAATAATTCAAAAAGTCAAAATAAATTTATAGTTGATAAAGATATATTTCCACAGACACTTGCAGTATTACAAACAAGAGCAGAACCATTAGGAATTGTAATTCAGCAAATAGATTTTAGTGGTTCAATAGAATTATTTGATTTTGAAGATGCATTTGGATTAATCGTCCAATTACCAAATAATAAAGGTAGATTAAAAAATCCTGATACACTTATTCGTATTGCAGATGTTTATAAGTGTATGAAGATTGCGATTGTAGATCCATTATGTCAGGTTCTAATGGAACCTGTAGGTGAAATGGGATTTGATATTGCAGTTGGTAGTATGCAGAGATTTGGTGTTCCTATGGGTTTTGGAGGACCTCATGCAGCATTCTTTGCAATAAGTGAGAAACATAAACGTAAGATTCCTGGACGTATTGTAGGACAGTCGGTAGATAGTCAAGGTAATAAAGCATTACGGCTAGCGTTGCAAACAAGGGAACAACACATAAGAAGAGACAAAGCAACGTCCAATATATGCACTGCTCAAGCACTCCTCGCAAATATGGCAGGTTTTTATGCTGCTTACCACGGTGCGGAAGGTCTGAAAAAAATAGCAACCAGAGTACTACGATATAGGCAATTGTTATTAACAGCATTGAAATGGTGTGGTCTTGAAGTCGATGAAGCAGAAGGATTTGATACTATAAGATTTAAGGGTAAAAGAACAATAAAAGATTTTAATGTTCGATATGAAGATGGTTGGACTATTTTATCATTAGATGAACTTACAACTTTAGAAGAAGTATTATTAATTGTTCATTCACAATATGAAGATCTTCCTTTTGAGATTACTAATATTAGTAAAAGGTACGAATGGCTTGCTATGCCTATGAGAAAAAAACCTTGGTTACAACAAGAAGTATTTAATAAGTATCGTAGTGAAACTAATATGATGAGATATATCTATGAGTTAGTTCAAAAAGATTTTTCACTCATAGATGGAATGATACCTCTTGGTAGTTGCACTATGAAATTAAACGCAGCATCAGAATTGATGCCTGTATCATGGCCAGAGTTTTCTAATATGCATCCATTTGTTCCAGAGGATCAAACTCTTGGTTATCAAAGAATTATATTCGATTTACAAGAATGGTTATGTGATATAACAGGATTTGCTGACATATCATTACAACCAAATGCAGGTTCACAGGGTGAATATGCAGGTCTTCTTGCAATACAAGAATACCACAAAAGTCGTGGTGATAGCAATAGGAATGTATGCTTAATACCAACAAGTGCACATGGAACTAATCCTGCATCAGCAGTGATGGCAGGTATGAAGATAGTTCCTATCAAATGTGATGATGATGGCAACATTGATATTGAAGATTTAGAGAAGAAAGCAATCATGAATACATTTGAACTCTCTTGTATTATGGTTACTTATCCATCAACTCATGGTGTATTTGAACCTACTATTAAAGACATCTGTAGAATCGTTCATGAGAATGGTGGTCAGGTATATCTTGATGGTGCGAATATGAACGCACAGGTTGGACTTGCAAAACCTGGTGATTATGGTGCTGATGTATGTCATCTTAATTTACATAAAACATTCTGTATTCCTCATGGTGGTGGAGGTCCTGGTGTAGGTCCTATTGGTGTAGCAGCACATCTTACCCCATTTATAAACAAGAGAGTATCATCAGCAGAGTTTGGTAGTGCAAGTATATTACCAATTAGTTGGATGTATATTCGTATGATGGGTGGTAAAGGATTAAGAAAGGCAAGTGAAATATCTTTGTTGTCTGCAAACTGGTTAGCAAATGAAATAGACATATCATTCAAAGTTTTGTATAAGGCAGAGAATGGTAGAGTGGCACACGAATGTATATTTGATTGTCGTAATATGCCAGTATCAGCAGAAGATGTTGCAAAGAGATTAATGGATTATGGTTTCCATGCTCCTACATTATCTTGGCCAGTTTCAAATACTATGATGGTAGAACCAACTGAAAGTGAGTCATTAGATGAACTTAAAAGGTTTGTAAAGGCAATGGAAATGATAAAAAGAGAAATTTATACTGATAAAGATATATTGAAAAACGCACCTCATACCGCAAGGGTTGTCAGTTCTGATGAATGGGTGTATAATTATACTCGTGAGCAAGCAGCATATCCTGTGAACCAGAGCAATAAGTTCTGGCCAGCAGTATCAAGAATTGATAATGTTTACGGTGATCGTAATCTTGTATGCTCTTGTTCAAATTATTTTAATGAAATTAGTGATGGATCTTAAAGATTGGTTAAACTCGATAAATTATACAAAGAAAAATCTAATTGATGAAGATCCATCTATTGAAAAAGAGTATCCTCCTTACATAGTTAATCGTTGTATGTCAGGTCATCTTGATGCAATTATGTTTGCAAATGAGATGAATATGTATTCCTTCTTACCAAAGAAGATGCAATATGACTTTTTTATAAATATCCTCAGAACTAAGAAGAGATTCTCTCCTTGGCTCCGCAAAGATACGATTAAAGATATTGATTATGTAAAACGTTACTATGGTTATAGTAACGAAAAAGCAAAGCAAACGTTGACAATCTTAACTAAAGAACAACTTGCTTTCATTAAATCGAAGTTTGAAACTGGAGGAACAAAATGAGTGTGGTGCAAGTCCCAGAGGTGAAGTGGGCACCTGATAAAATGGTCGAAGTGGTTTTAGGTGAACCAGATGATTTTTTAAAAGTTCGTGAGACATTGACACGTATCGGAGTCGCATCTCGGAAGGAAAAGAAAATATATCAATCTTGTCATATTTTACACAAGCAGGGGAGGTACTATCTTGTCCACTTCAAGGAACTTTTTGCCCTTGATGGCAAACACGCTAACCTTACTATTAACGATGTTCAGCGTCGGAATCGTATTGCTCAGCTTCTTGCTGATTGGGGTCTCATAACTATTGTAGATGTCGAAACAATCAAAGATATTGCTCCTTTAAATCAGATTAAAGTATTAGCATATAAAGACAAAGGTGACTGGATACTAGAAACAAAGTATAATATAGGTAGTAAGAAGAAAAAAGTTGAAGAGTCTTAATTTCTTTTTTCTACTATTAAGAGGTCAAAATGAACGGTAGACTAGACAAAGTTGCTATGACTGATAAACTTTTGAAACTCAAAAGAGAACTCGATTATAAATGTGAAATTGGTGAGATGGGTGAGTGGGAATGTGTTGGTGCAAAAAAATATATTAACAAATCATTTGAAATTTTAGATGAATATTGGCAGTGAAAAAATTTATTTTTGATGTAGACGGAACTCTAACACCCAGTCGTAAACAAATTGATACTGGATTTTTTGCAGAGTTCCTAATATTTACTTGTAAGTTTGATACTTATTTGGTAACAGGAAGTGATCGTGCAAAAACTATTGAGCAAGTAGGATTAGATATTTACAATAGATGTAAGAGAGTTTTTAATTGCTCTGGTTCTGATGTTTATGATAGAGACAAAAGTGCTTATAGATCAAATTGGGTTCCACCTTATGAACTAATTAATTTTCTCAATGATGAATTAGATTACAGTACATTTCCAAATAAGACAGGTACTCATATTGAGCATAGACCAGGTGGAATAAACTTTAGTATTCTTGGAAGAGGTGATGATAGTATGAAACATAGAGATGAGTATGTGAAGTGGGATATTAATACAGGTGAAAGAGTATTGATGTCAGATAGAATTAAAAGTGAGTTTCCTAATTTAAACATACAGATTGGTGGACAGACAGGACTTGATATATCTGATACTGATAAGAGTCAAATTATAAAATATTTCAATTGTGGAGATGAAATACACTTCTTTGGAGATATGATGGAAGAAGGACAGAATGATTATCCATTGGCGAAAGCAGTACAAGAAAGGGGTGGTAAAACGTACCATGTGAAGGATTGGGAAGAAACCCGAACCTATGTTAGTCGGTTCTCCTCCACGTTTGCAAGTGGTTTAAAGTATAATTAGTATTGAATGCCGAAAGGGTTCACATTTTATACTCGCTTTTAAAGGAGAACAATCATGACAGCACTACAACGCTATCACTCTGCAAACTTACCAGAGTTGATGAAAATAATCAACAGAAACGGCATAGGTATGGACGATTACCTTGACCGATTTTTTAATGACGATTATTCATCAAACTACCCACCTTACAATCTAATTCATCTAAACAATGTTGAGTCAGTACTAGAGATTGCACTCGCAGGATTTAGTAAAAAAGACATTAAAGTTTATACTGAATATGGAAAACTAATCATTGAAGGAAAGAAAGAAACAAAAGACAATGATTCAGTTAATTATGCACATCAAGGATTAGCACAAAGATCTTTCAATAGAACTTGGCAATTATCAGATGATGTCAAAGTCAAAGATGTAGAATTTAAAGATGGACTTCTTACAGTTAAATTAGGTAAAATAGTTCCAGAACACCATTCTCGAAAAGACTATCTTTAAATAAAGTAAAGGGATCTTGACGATCCCTTTTTTTATGTTATAATATATTTGTTGAGACCGTTTTACAACTCCA